ATGAATGTGGTAATCATATTATTCGGGTAGGCTTAGTGTTTTTAGAAACGTTTCTACATAATGATCAGCCGACAAATTGCCGATAATTTCCGCGTTGGGTTGACCAGGAATAGGAACAGTAACTGATTCGATTGGGTACGTTCCTTTTTGCGACGGCATCCATTTTGCTTCGGGTTTTCGGCGACGCAGCGTGTCATAGCCTCGTCGATGCACAATAAACGCTTTATCAAAAAATTGATTACCCGCCAGCGATCCGCTGCCATATTGCTGTAGATCACCGATAAACGCCGCATTAACCGGCAATTGACCCAACCACAAAGAAGCGGCCGCCTCATTGCCTGATACTCGCAAGCGGCTAGCGATCACCGACGCCGGCACCGGTCCTTTACCGCGCATTTGATTAATTGCATTTTCATGCAATACCGCCACGGATGATCGAACGGCGTTGTCTGCAGCAATCGGAACTTGCCGGTTGAGCTTTGCTAAAAACGCAGGCAGATCACCGGAATCAATGGAGACAGAAATTTGCATCAGTTAGTCAGCGTCAGTTCAACAGTGGCCCAGCCGGTATCATCGATAAATGGCCGTCGCGAAGCTTTATAGCGGTTTTCGTCGATAACAAAGATGCTGCCCGCACTGATAGACAGCAGATCAACATAATTGCCGTCAAATTCAACTGAGTAAACGGTATGGGTGACGGTCGTGTTGCCGACTTTTTCACGCGTTTGATTAGCATTAAAAACGGCCGCAATTTCAAACAATTCTGAATTACTTGGATCTTCAAACGACACACTGTGATCACCCTCAAAAGGCGCGGCGAGCTTTGCGCTAAAACTTTTATCAAAAATCGGCATGGGTTAGTGCAGAAAAATAGTTTTTAGCACGTCCAGAACACCGAAGTTTTGCATGAACAACATAATAAAACTACCTAGAGCAGACCATTTAACCGCCTGTATAATGCCGAATATCTCACGCTGCTTTTCGGTCAACGCTTCTAGCAAGTCATATAGTTTTAGCTGCTTTTTATTCTGATCATCCAACTTTTCAAGCACACGTTTTTCTGACATTTCCAGCCGCGTCAATCTGTCACAAACTTCTGAACTCATAATCATTTTTCCGGGGCCTTGTTAAACACGCTATCCAGTGCATAACCGCCGGACAACAGCGCTAAAAATGTTGAAGGCTGACTAATATCTGTTTGCCCGGACATTGCCAATTGCGCAACAAATGCGCAACTGGCAAACAGGCTAGCTAATGTGTAGCCAAATGCCCCGGACAAATAATCATCGATAGAGCAAATCACACGGGATTTATACCGATCATTAGCGTAGTGCATCAAAACGCCAAGCAAACAGACAGCCAGCATAGTAAAAAACCGGCTATCCATAAAATTACGCCAATACGCCGGGTTTTCCGATCAGCTTAACGTTGATAGTAGTAACTGCGTTACCGGCCGCCTCCATCGCAATCACTGCATCGGATACGTCACCGGTTGCTGGCGTTGCTGCGTTATCGTCAAATGCCGCCGCTGAAGCATCCCAGATTACATATTCACCTTGCGCGATAACGGCCGCGCTCACTTTTGGCACGGTAAACACGCCATCATCAATTTGTACCTGTCCGCTCTCGCCGTTTGCAATAGCGTCTAATGCGATGCCTATTAAAGCATCACCGTTGCTTCCAATAACGACCACACCACCGCTGGCAATATCGCCGCCTGTAGCATTCGTCCAGGTGATCACGTTTCCGCACTGTACATGATTTGTTGCCATGATTTTTTCCTATATTAATTGACCGGCTATTGAATCAACAGATAACCGGTTATTTGATTAATGAAACCGCTTAAGCGCCCGCGTTTCTGCCAAAGGATCGGTGATCCAGCGCTTTTACGCCGGCATCGATGCGCACTTTAAATTCAACGCCGTCAACGTCCCAGCCGTTTTTCTGTTCGAGATATGGCGTATCGTTGCCGTCAAGATAGGCAACTTCGATGGTGTCGTGCATGTTTGGGTTAGCTACGCCATACCAGATCTGTGATGATGCGGCATCAAGGCGAGGATCGGCAACCACGTTAAATCGGCCTTTTTGGGTATTGGGTACAGTGGATTTGCTTTCAGCAGCGCCGTCAACGCGGTAAGCTGAGGTGGCAACGGTATTGGCCTGATCTTCAAGAGCGACAGGGACAAGCAGTGTTGCTAACTGGATATTAAGCGCAGCGGCATTACTGCCACCATCTGTTTGTTTAGCCATTAATGTACGCATGGCTGATACAGAAGCGCTGGTAATCGTTGCAGCAGTTCCGGAAATGTTGGCATGATCCGCATGAAATAATGCAACACCGTCAGCCATAGTTGGGTTGCTGGTCAGCACAGCATAAACCAGACCTCCAACCGTGCGGCGAGCCGCCCGGCCTTGCGTCATCGGTATTTTGGTAAACGCGCTTAGATCATCATTGATGATCGCTTGTCGAGTAATGCTAAATACACGACCATAGGTGGCCAGCTGGATTGTTTCACCGCGATTGCCGATAGAGGCATACTGATATTCACCGCCCTCCGGAACTTCGAGCAATGAAGGGAATGCATTCAAACCAACACGATCAGCTATTTTAAAATCAGTCAAAACACCGGGAACTGTCCAACTTTGGAATGTTTCCGGCGCTTCATCCCAACCTTTTAACAGCATCTTTTCAGCACTATTTTTCAGCACATAGGTAAAATCGCCGCTGGAATGAGTAAATGCCGCCGCGACGCGTTCCATTTTTCCCATGTTTTGATAATTGATACCGTGCATAGCCAACACATGCCCAGCTAATTCCAGCAGCGTCAATCCTCTAAAACTATTTTTGCCGTCGTTTTTCTCAACGCCCGCGCGAATACCTAGCGCCGCTGATGCCCCGACGCGGAATTTATCACTATCAGCCATACCTATTTCAATATAAGCATTGCGGGCGACAGGCTGGCTGTTTTCTCCCAATTTTGCCAAAATCTTTTGACGGGCTGCATCAGCGGTAATGGTGTTGTCAATCATTAATTGCGGCTTGATGGCGTGAATATCTGCGCGGGCCTCTGGTACCAATGCAAAAATGGCATTAATATCCGTTTGCCGCTGCGCCTCGATTGCTGCAGCCGTGGGTTGTTGTGTTTCTGATGTTGCAATAGGCAACGGCTGCGCTACAGCGGCCACTGTCTGCTGTTGTTGTACTGGGGTAGTCATGGATTGTGCTCCGTGGGTGGTTAATGTGCTGAGCCAGGCCGTTGGAGCGTGGCTGTAGCGTTGTTTAATCGTTTCTGCTGCTGATGCAGCGATTGCAAAGGTTTCTAAGCCAATACTGTCGATAAATCCGGCATCAAGAGCCTCGGCCGCTGTATAAAAATGATCAACTCCGTCTGTTAAAAGCCCGAGCATTTCTTCGGCAGGTTTGCCCGTTTTTTCTGCATAGGATGCAGCCATAGCTTCACTGTATTTATCGAGCATATCGGCAGTGTTTCTATGATCCTTCGCCCCGCCCTGATACGTTGATGTTTGAGCGCCATGAATCATGATCATAGCATTGGCCGCCATGATCACCGTATCACCAGCCATTGCAATCAGGGAGGCCGCAGACATGGCCACACCATCAATAAAAACAGTAATTGATGAGCCGTGCCGCTTAAGTGCGTTGTGTATTGCAATACCGTCGACCGCGCTACCGCCAAAACTATTGATGCGGACATGAATATCAGGAGTATTAATAGCATCAAGTTTGCCGACAATTGTTTTAGCGTCATTCGATTCCTCGGCCCACCAATCCATCCCTATATCGCCATAAATCAACAACTCAGTGACGTTAGGATTCTGGCCGGCAGCGCTTATTTTGTATTTGCTCATTTGTTTTGCCTATAAAAAAACCCGCCGAAGCGGGTAACAGGTTGGTTTGTTAATTTAGCCGCTGGTCGTGGCGTTATCCATAAACTGACCTTCTTGCGCCGGCGCAATGTTAAAGGTCGTAAAATTTAAATCTTTATCCAGTGCATTTTTTTGCCATTGCGCGGACTGCTCCATGACTGCATCAGGGTTAGCGCCGTTTTCCCTGATCACTTGCGGGGATGATTTATGACCGGCCTGAACCGCCTCTATATTCGCGCGGCCTTCTTTGAGTGGATCGGCTGAAGCCATGCGCGGCCCGAAATATTCAGCATCGGTCAGCGTATCCATATCCAGATCAGCCGTGATACGGGCAGCACCAGAAAGCACAGCTAACCGCGCAAAACGCTCATAGGTTGGCTGCGTGACCGATCCGATAAACTCATTAGTCAGTGACTTATAATTGCTGTCTGCATCCACCATCGCCAAGCGCAACCCAACATAGGTGCCGTTAAAATCTTTAGAGATGCTGTGAAAATTAACTTTTGATCCGGCCGCCGCCGCACGCAGCATCATATATCTAAAATCACCTAGCAATCCGCTAGGACGGTTGCTTTGTATGGTTTCGACCCTCTCGCCCTCTTGCAGATTGTCGAATACCATGCCGGGTGAAAATTTAAACTCGCGGTCAGTTTCGGTTTCAGGCGAAACATAGGTATCAGGCGTTCCCTTAACTATGGCTGCACACATAGCAGCGGCTACGCGAGCCGCTATCTGCTCTGATTCTTCATAGTCTTTGATATTCTCAAGACGTATCATAATCGTTGCAAACACCGACACGCCGCGCGACTGCCTAAATCGCGTAACCAGTTTCAGGTGCGTCATTTTGTCGGCTGGGACGCGTCTCATATCGGTCGAGTTGCCATACTGAAAACTCACACCTTGAGGATGATCTTTTAGCACCCAATAGTTGCGGGCTCGACCCCATCCATTGCGCTCAATGCTTTGATCGATTCCGGCCGAATCGTCCCGGTACCAGTGCGGCAAATAATCAGCCTCTATCAGCTCTACGCTCAACGGGACCTTAGTGCCGTGATCCAGACCGATAATAAACCCCTCCAGATACTGCATAAACGCTTCGCCGTCGCGCATCCAGGCCCGGCACATCAGACGCTCGACTTGAGGCCATTGATGCTCCCAAGTGACATCGGGCCGTTTTTTAAAATCCGTCCAAAGCTTTAAAAGCTGCTTGGAAAACTCGGTATGTAGTTCGCCGTTTTTACGCCTCGGCATCGGTTCGACGCTGATACCGTTTGCGCCGACGACATTATTAACCAGCGTATCTAAAATACCGCTAGCTAAATCATGGTTTTGCTCTAACACGCGGGCATAGCCTCGCATGTTGCCGCTGGCACGCAAGGTTAATAAATCCGCGCTGGAATTATCCGGGCGCATTTTCCCGCCATTGCGCCGTGGTGATGCCGCCTCGTAAGCGGCCAATGCCCGGCGGCTCTGTGCGCGTCGAAACGCCCAACCAGGAGCAACAGCGGCTATAGCATTATCCAGTAGGTTTGCCATGCGTTTTTTTGGATTAGTGAAAATTAACGCCTGCTACACCAAACCCGTCCAGATAGGGTGGGTCTCTATGCATATAGCCTGGCACTTCCTGATATTCGTAAGCAATGCCGCTAACTTTTAAAATGGCGTTGGTGGTGCGATTCCATTGCAGCGTTAAATCTGAGGTGCCGACGACTTGCCGCCATTTAATCGGGTACAAGCTGAATTTAGCGGATTTGGCATAAACCGGAATCAATGCATCAGGCCGCTTGGCATTATCAACGGCGGCGACTTCAGGCGCACCGAATGCCCCGGCATAGGTCACTACCGAACTGAACAGTTCAGGATATTTCAACGCGAAGCGCGCGGCGCCGAAACCGCCCATTGAGAAACCTTCCAGCCAGCGGCCGTCACGGGTTTTGGTCGTGCGGAACTTGCTGTCGATTAGCGGTACCAGTTCATCAATCACCATCGATTCGGCTTTTAACGCGCTGCCGGTTTCGTTCATCCACATGGATGTTTTAGCGCCGGTCGGGATAACGACAATCACCGGATCAATGGCGCCGGAACGGATGTTTTTATCGAACCAGGGCAGCAGCCAAGCGCCGGTAGTGATCTCGCTGCCGTTGATACCGTGAAACCAGTACAGCACCGGATAGGTTTTGGCGCTGGTGGCATAGTCGGGCGGCAAATAGACCAGATAGCTGGTGTCGGCATTGTTGGCAACGCTATGAAAGCCTAAGTGTTTTGCGCCTGCCGGCAGGCTGGCCGGTGTCGGTGTCACCCACGCGTTTTTAATCGCGGTTTTTAGATCGATTTCCTTGACGGTCACAGGTAATGGCTGCGGATCGGGTATCGGTGTGGGATCAGGTGGCGGCAATGGGTCGCATGGGTTCGGTTCTGGATCGGGAACGGGTGGCGGTGGAGGCGGTGGCTGAACAACATCTTTCCAAACATCCGAATGAATGGCCTCAAACATAGTTTTATAGTTGGCATAGAGCAAATCAGCCGGATAAAACTCAAAATATTTGGTCTGGTATAGCTTTGCAACGTTGTTGTAAGCGATTTCAGGACTATCTGGCGTTGAAAAATTGCAGGGAATCGCTTTGGTATTCGACCAGATTCCACAGGCTTGCAGCATGACCGGAAAAGTTCTGTTAGCGACATTCGGCGCTAACACCGTCGCAAGATCGCCTTTTGATGGGCCTGAACCGGTATAGGTTTCCTGGAAAAATGCGTGCTTTGGATGATTGGCGAGAATTGAGTCACGAATGGCAATCGCGTCGGTCACTTTGGCTTTAGTCGAACCAATAGGGAATAGCGCATTGTAGAACGTGTGATTATCACCAAAAGCTGCATACCAGGCATCAACACCCCAGTTAATAGCCGTCAACATCGTGTTAAGCTCATAAGTCGGTGCTTGCCTAATGGCCTGAATGCCGATAATTCCTGCGTCGATATTTACAACGGCCGGATGCGTTTTTAGCGGATATCCATCACAAACAAAATTAGCCTGGGCGTTAATGAATGTCTGCATGTGCTTTTGTGCCGTAGCGCTCCATGGCACCGGTTGTAATCCTCCGAACAGCGGAGATACCAAGGTTTCAGATGCAGGAATTTGCGACATAACCCAGGCAGGAGCGTCCATGTAGGTAACCAAAGACGCTTTTTTACCCACAGCTTGAACGGCGGCCAGCTTTTTACATAGCGCACTAAAATCATAGTTATTCTGTGCAGGATTAGAGCTAAGCCAATGCGTTCTAATTAACGCCCCATCCACATATGGCAGCGCTAACGCTTTAGCATCAATGCTGTTTTGACTGTCGGTCGTATAAATGCCTTGTGGCGCTGAATGTGCCGCCACTGCAAACAGCAGCAGGATAAGCACACAAATGATTTTTTCAAAAATAATAGTTTTCATGTCACGTCAAAGTTTGCGATTTTTATGGAGATGCTTGGTACTTTGTTTGCCGCCATATTTTCAGCGTTTACGATCGTTTGCCATTCTCGGCGTCCGGTCTGAATTTTAGCCAAATCCTCGCGCTCAAATTTCATGCCGTTTTTTTCGTAGCGGCGACCGCCAAGGACCGCTTGTTCGGCCTCGATGTATAGCGCCAGCATATTGGTTGCTGTACTCATAGCCATGACTCCTGTTTGGGGATCCAGTCGGGTTTTGATTTAGCCTGATTCGGTTTAGGTGCTGAATCATGTTTCTGTATATTGATTTCTGTGGTTTTTGCGCCAACAACCATCGGGTTTTCATCCCAGGGTTTTGCCCAGGCGGGTTGGTTGTTCCAATTCAGCTCTTTTATTTTTGACTCTTGCAGCTTGGCAAATACCGCCGCCTCGCCGTAAACGAATTGATCCCATAGCTCGTTTCGCTTGCTGATTTTTACCCATCCGTCTTTTGCGTCGTACTGCTCAGCACTCAATTCATCGTAAACCGCATCAGGTAGCCATTGCGGAAAATGGATATAACCAGGTGCCCGTTGTTCTTTTTTCAGATCAGCTGACAGCGCATCTTTTAGCTTAGTGGTGTTGACGATCCAAACGGGTATTTCTCCCCTGGCGCTGGCCGTTCTTCGTTTTTCGCTACTGTTGTCTGGATAAACTTTTCTGGCGGTTGGTTTATTGACGCCTGGCTTTGGTGCCTCCCCTTTTACCAGCATGAAACGGTCGTTTAATTTTTCTTTTCTAAGCAGTTTCCAGAATGCATAAGCCCGATCTGTTACGCCGGGTTCTCCTCCGGAGTCGCAGGCGGTCATCATGATTTTCATGCTTCTTCCTGAATTGTCAGCCAATGGATATTGGCGTTGCATAACGCTATCACGCAACTTTAGCCAGTCGTCATGATGCACAGATGGCCGCATTGTTTGCAACTCACCGCTCTCGATGCGATCGGATACCCGCAATTCAAAACGATCTATTAACCAGCGCTCTCTATGTTGCCCATAACCGATAATGGCTACAGAAAACCCCCATCCCTGCACATCACAAGCAGCAACCAAGAAGCGCACGCCATCAGGAACTTGCTTTTCAGGAACGGTTTCCGCGCGTTTCTGATATTCTGCCCCCGTGTATTCACCGATGGTTTTTCTGGATCGATAAGGAGCGCCGAAATCGATATTCATGACGGCGCGAATTGTGTCCTCTTCGCTATCAAGATCGTATTTTCTAAGACCCTGCAAAAATCGCTCTGCCAGTCGTTGCGGATCGGCATAGGCGGCAAATATGCCGGGAAACCAGAAAGAGGCGATTTTGCTTTTTCTTCCTTCTCCAACCGTAGCGCCTTTTTCGATACGCTGGCCTTCTTTTAGCCATTTTCCGCTAGCGTTCATTGCGCGTTTGTGGCTAGTTTCGATCAGGCATCCATTGACAGTACATATATACAGCGCCTGGCGAATCAATTTTCCTTCTGTCACGCCGAATAAATCCTGATTTACCGGGAAATTCAGGCCGGTTTCGTCGCTGGGCGGTAGATAGTATTCACCGCATTCAGGGCATTGCACATACCAGCGCCTACGGTCGCCATCGTTAAAAAGGCTGAGTATTTGTGATTCGCTGGGCGGCGCTTCATGCGGGGAATCTGCGCTGGGACGCCATTGCGGATCGGTTATTTTCCCGGATGGCGAACTTTCCGCCAGGGTCATTCCTTGGCTTAAGAACGTGGTTGTTCTTTTTCTCGCTAATTCAAAAACCGTTCCCTCGCCTGGTATGGCGTCCATGCGGTCGTAGTCGGTTAATTTGACAGATCGCAACGCTTTCCCGGACAGGTTGCTGACAGTCGGCCAGGCAACAAAGATGTTTTGCCCGCTGCGCATGGTTTTTACAAAAACATTATCAGCGCGTGAACCCGCCGCCATTTCCGATTTTAGCTCAGGACTATTGCGGATTGTCCAACTCAGATCAGCCCTTTCCCAGTCCGTAGCGGTCTGTTTGGTAGTCTGAACAATCATAACGTCTGATTTTGTGCATTTGATGTCATGCGCCAAAGAGCCAAAAAGAAGCGCCTGAGTTTTCCCGCTTTGAGCTGGTCCTACAAAAATAACCGCTTCATATTCTCGGCTAGCCATGCAGTTCATGGGTTCGATCATGTAGGGCGTTAGCTGAGCGCTCCAGTTATCAACTCCGCCGCCCTTTCCCTTGACTCTGATGTATTTGCTAGTTGCGTCGCTGACCGGTATTTTTATGCCCGGCCTGATCATTTGCGCTATGTCGTGCGCTAAAGATGATGCAGGTTTCATAGCGCCTCAATTTGTTCCGCCCATTCTACGCGTAGAGCATCTATCCGCCTTTCAACAGCGATAATCGCCTCCGGAGAAATATTAAAATCACGCTCCAGGATGTCAGGTAACGAATCCAGCAACTGGATACCTGGCTTGATCAGATCGGCCATTCTCTGTCGGCAATCCTCAGCATCAACTAGCGCACCCTCGGCCAGCGCGTCTTTCTTTTTCGCCAGATTGCCTTCGTACCAATCACGCCGTTCCTTTGGCGGCATTTTATCCGGGTCTATGCTCGCATCGTATTGGATACGCTGTTGAATCAGTATAGCCCTGGCTGCCTGACCTATTTCGTAAACCGCGTGTTCGTCACGATAACCAGCCGGCTGGACAGATGCCTCTACCAACCGCTTACCGACTGTCTCCCTTGCTATTCCAAAAACTATCGATAATTTATTAAGCGAGTAATACCGCCAACTGTCCAGCGTAGATACATTGTTTGCAGCCATAAAAAAATGACATATATAACGCTATTTATTATTAAAAAACATATGCTTATAGCATATTAGTTGAGATCATAGACGCCAGGAATCTCCCAATGCGCCACGCCTTCGTTTCGTGTTGCGTGGTTTATTTCAGGGAGTACCTTTTTTTAAGCATAAAAAAAGCCCGGTCATTGCTGAACGGGCTTAGATGCTATTGTGGTAAATTAGAACATAAAAACGTTGCGATAACAAATTGTTATCAAGCAACCATCAAATCATTGCCGCCATCCGCATGACGCAACACCCGCTTAACAGCCACGTCTAAATCATTAACGTATTGATAAATATTATTATATCTAGCCTTCCACAGCCTTGAATAATTACTCTTATCAATCCCCATCGCCTCGGCAATCGTTGCCGAAGAACATGACCTATATCCCAACCCACTGCACCGCTTGCAAACCTGCCGACCCACAAAAGAAGTCCCACCACAAGCCCCGCAACGATTAGGACGCACCACCTCAAACACCGCAACAGCCGCCATATTAGCCACAATCGGCCTACCTTTGACAATCTCCCAACGCTCATTAACAGCAATACCCGCCGCATACACCCGAACATGAGCAATCAACTTACGCTCAGACTGCTCATCGCCGGCATACTTAGCCAGCGCCATATTCATAGCCTGCTCACCCAAACCGGAAAGCAACCCTGACAACTCAGATCGTGATAAACAATCGCCAGACGAACCGCCTGAAACAGCGTGATACTTAACCGAACCGGCACACAACAAACCAATCACCTCGACACCCGCCACATTAACCCCCTAACCGATTCTTAAGATCACTCAACAAATCCCGCGCATTGACCATATTCGCTGGCGGCGCACTCACTACCTGATCAACCACAGCAACGCCACGCTTGCGCAAATAAACACGCCCTTTATCAGTAATACTGTAAGTATGAGCCAGCTTGCCAGTCTCACGGCACTTACGCGCTACACCCTGCTGCAAATAATCCAGCAAGAACAAATCATGCGCACGCTTGGGACAATTAGCATAAGGCTCTCTCACCCAACCCAAAACATCCACAGCAACCTCTTTTGCTGTGCACCAGTCATTACCCACATAACCGGCTAACAACGCATCACGCTCAACAAACCGCCTTCTTGATCGAGAAATCTCAACCACCGAACTATTTGAACCACTCATGACAGACTCCGTTTCCAATCTTCAATCTTGTTTGTAATAACCGCTCTTAACTGATTACGCAGTTGCTGATAACTAATACCTTGCTGAGGCTCACCATAACCCCATTTACGCATCCAGCTAACCAGATGATCATCCTCTCTAGGTATCTTGAAACGCTCAGGCAAAGGCCCATAACCCGGCAAATGCCCCGTGTTTTTCTTAACTGGCTGCGCTTTAGCCGTTGAATTCCTGAACTCACCAACGAGCCAAAGCGCCAGCTTCTGAGTCCAACCCCTATCGGTATATTTTCGCTCTTGGCGTTGCCACCAATACGCTTTGAATGAAGGTATCCAGGCAGGATCAACTTTCGCTATCTGATAACCGCTCATAGTCAATATCGTTTCCAGTTCAGACATAGGCTGCCAATCTAAAAACATCGAATATTCATCGCCTTTATTATTAATAATAATATTATTAGAAGTTGTCCCAACCTCTAAGCTGTATGACTCCCTACCTGAATCCAAATTAACGTTAAAGCTTTTGATTCTATTGAATAAAAATCTTGAGAAAGCTCCCAACTGTACTCCCAACCTACTCCCAACCTGTTTTTGGTCGCAACTCCCCAAACCCCAAACAGACTCCCAAAAAAAGCGCTTAAGCAGTAAAGGTGAATGAAAACCTGATCGACTCTCCCTAACCAACAAACCGGAAGCAACTAACCGAGAGACACAATTTTCGATCTGCTTTGACGTTACTTTATGAAGGTTGCTCTTATCCCTCCCTGGTTGATCACGCTCAGATAAATCCAACGCCATTCCGCCATATGAAATCTTTGTTACACTACCGATCACTCCGGTATCAAAATCAGTTCTATGAGCTAAGTAGTAAAAAACATCCCTATCCAATCGCTGCATATCCCTTAAAATCTCCAGCTCATCAGGCAACACCACCAGCATCAATGCACCTCATTACCCAGCTCACGGAACCGCACGCAGTCAGCATCAAAACCAAGCCTGACCGTAGCAAGAGCCCCCATGCGTTGCTTGCCAAGGATCACCTCAGCAATGCCGGTATCAACAGAATCAGGGTTATAAACCTCGTCACGGTACAAAAACACAATCAGATCAGCATCCTGCTCAATACTGCCCGAATCACGCAAATCAGACGGCAGCGGCCTTTTATTGGGCCTGCGCTCCAGATCCCGGTTAAGCTGTGAAAGCAGCAGGATCGGAATATTAAAATCCTTAGCCATCACCTTTAAAGCCCGGGTAATCTCCCCTATCTCATCGTTTCGATTACCCGCCTTAACGTTATCATTGCCCATCAACTGCAAATAATCGATCACGATCAACCCCACACCCGCCGCGCATTCGTCTCTAACTTCCGAGCTCAGCATCATCGCCCGTGAGCGAATATCAGAAACCGACAAACCGGGCGAATCATCAACAAACAGCGGCACATCAGCCACACGAGACATACCGGCAGTAAGACAAGGCCAATCGGTATCATACAAATGCCAGGACTCCCGAATACGCTTTAAACCCACACCAGAAGCCGCCGACAATAACCGCTGCCCGAGCTGGTAAGCTTGCATTTCCATGCTGAATACCGCAACTACCCGACCAGACTCAGCGGAAGCAGCGGCCAGATTCATAGCAAACGCTGTTTTCCCCATCGCAGGCCGAGCGGCAATCACCACCAGATCACCGCCCATAAAGCCTGATGTCACTGCATCTAATGATTGATAGCCGGAAGAAACACCCAACACACCGGATGCAGGCTTATCATAGTTTTGCTCAATGCGCTCAATCACATCCCGCATCATATCCCTTGACCGGATAAAACCGCGCTTACCGCGCAGCAGCTTTTGCCCCATAGCGAATACACCGGACTCAGCAAATTGCAGGAGCCCGCGCCCGTCGGTATCCCCTGAAAAAGCCTTTTCCGCCAGTTCGCGCGATAACTGAATCATCTGCCGAGCCACCGACTTATCCCGCACGATCTGCGCATAAGCGACAATATTGGCAACGCTGGGCGTATCAGCAGCAATCTGACCGACATAACCCAAGCCGCCGACCGTCTCGTGATGGCCTTTAGCCTCCAGAAAATCCATGATAGTCAGAATATCGACCGCATCACCGCGTGACAGCATCACCGCGATTGCTTTAAACAAAATCTGATTAGGACGGGTATAAAAATCCTGATGCTGCAGTAGCCCTTGCACTTTAGGCCAGGCCGAATTATCAATCAGCAGACCGCCAAGCACCGACTGTTCAGCCATCAGATTATTAGGTGGAACCGCAACGGCACTTTGCTCATGCATCGGCTATATCCGCCAGGGCATAATCCACCATTGCCAACATCTCACCAATAAACTCATTCAGGTCGCCGTGATTATCAATCACTAAATCATCATCCAAAACGGCAATACCAGACTCGCTGGCGTGCGTATCACGCTTGCCTGACTTACGCCCCGGATCACGGCGCACATGAATAATAATGCCGCCTTCCGACCTGATCAGCGCTGCCTCATTGTCGAAGCGCACATCATCAAAAACAATTTTACTCACTGTCGACTGCCTGATTTTTTCGCGTACAATCATTACCCACAAATCAGGATGAATGCACCAGCGCCCCCAATCCGTTCCGAGTGATTGCAGAATCCAGCGGTAAGAAACCCCCAGCTTTAAAATAATCGCTTCCTTATTATTTTCAGCCAGCTCAATATCAGCGGTAGACATACCCAAGTCAGTCAATACCGCATGAGCCATCTTTCTTAAAGTCGAAGCAAACGACATCGGCACATAGCCAATGCCAACCAACGCCTGAGCCGCCGTGCTCTTGCCTGATTGCTTCTTGCCGGCAAAACCGACAATCATAACGCCACACCCGCATCAGAACCGTGCAACACCAGCGGATTTATAAGGAAACTACGCTGAGGCGGCAACACCTGCAAACAAGCCAGCTCCTGCGCGGTAAAATCGCCACGGTTGCGCCTTTCCTGCGCCTCACGAGCACTTTCTCCGGAAACAAGCGGAGTCAGCTTCTTATCTTTACTGACAGCATACTGCAAAAGCGCTGTCTCACAATTTTTAAAATTTTCTCTGGACTGCTTGGCCATATCCTTCTTGAACTCCTGCGCCTTGTTCCAAGCCTCACGCTTAAAACTGGCTAACGCTTCTTCCCTGGACAAGCGAACACTGCCAGCCTTAACAGCCTCACGCTCTAAAAAACGGTTACGAACCTCACCCATATTCATATTCAACTCCCCTTATACCGCTTCATAATGATTGCAGAGCCTGTCATACAGCACTCCGCCCCACACTAATTGATTATCCAGCGACATACCCAGTTGATTTAAAAAACTAATCTGATCCAACCGGCTATGCCTACCTGCCATAAATTCATCCCTGATCCGGCACCGTCCTATCCCGCCGCCATCCCCGACCGTATCCGGAACAAACCGGACACAATCGCAGCAACGGACTTTAATCACCATCCAGCAAATCATTCACTGGGTTAAACGGATCTTTCATCAACCACTCCATAGCCGCCATTAACTGATCTTTGGCAAACTGCAACGGCAAATGCAGCAAATACACCACCATAAACGAACAGCCAATCACTGAAACTAACGCCAAAACAACCAACAACTTCATCATTCTTTCCAAAATATCACCCGCTAACTGCTTCTTGATACCGCTATAACCCCGTTTGCTATAGCCCTGGTCACTGCCAAAATGCGTGTATTGCCTTGTTGCCGGTCCACCTCCATCTTTCTATAAATACCTTCACAATGCGTCGATACCGTCTTGATCGAAATCGCCAGCGCCCTGGCAATCCGCTTATCATCCAACCCGCTTGCCAAACAGCGTAAAACATCAGCTTCTCTGGCCGTCAGATCACCAGCGTCTATAACTTTAATATCCATCTAAATACCTTATCGGGAATTTACCCGATTATTTTTGTTGATAAATTTTTTAAAATAGAAACCGCTTGATGCTTTTAACTATCATCCTGTTGGCGCAGGATTGGTATTGCTGCAAAAAAAAAAAGCCGGATTACTCAATAACTCCGGCTTTTTTGTTTGCATGTTTATTTAACAAATCAACAACAGGAATACCTGTAACAGATGAAATCCTAGTTGCTGTACTGCCTCTCATATCACTACTTTTACCCGTTAATAATTTATGGATAGTCGCTTGTGACACACCGGAGCACTCAGCAAGTTTTTGCTGAGTTCCACCGGCTATTTCAATTGCTTTTTCTATGATTGGATTATTCATGGACGTTAATTTATTACTTTGGTTTTATTTTGTCAATAACTAAAGTCATTTTACTAAATATTACTCAAGTAATAAGATATTTACATGACAGAATTATCAAAGAGACTTCAATCAGAAATGGACTTACAGGGGATAAAACAGGACGAGCTAGCCATGAAGAGTGGCGTATCACAAGCTACCATTCACAAACTAACATCAGGTAAGGCACGCGAAAGCCGAAAAATATCAAAAATTGCTGATGCTTTAGGAGTTAATACAGATTGGTTAGCACTAGGGAAAGGCGCTAAACATCCAAATAAAATAAACGAATCAAATGCCGAATATGGCCCGACTTTAGCACCAAGCCGCCTAGTTCCCATCGTAGGAAACGCACAGCTAGGCGATAACGGCCATTGGACTGAAATCGACTACCCGACCGGGCACGGAGACGGCTATATCAATTACCCAACCAAAGATAATAATGCCTATGCAATCAGATGCGTAGGCGATTCTATGAAACCACGAATTAAAAATGGCGAGTTTGTCATTGTAGAACCCAACACATCACCCATACCAGGCGATGAGGTATTGGTTAAATCTACGGATGGCAGAGTTATGGTTAAAACCTTGCTTTATATCAGAGATGACAGAGTGCAACTCCAATCTGTCAATGAAGCACATCCTTCAATTGCGGTAGAAAAAAAGGATATCATCATCCTACATACGGTAGCAGCCATCGTAAAAAGCCCGCATTGGATAAAATAAATTTATTTCAATCCACATCAAAACCTGACTCGCTAAATCGACCAATATGCTCCCCCGAGTAACCATCGTAGATGGACATTACCTTTACGCGTGGATCAAGATTTTTAAAATAAATAAAAGCAACTTTTAAAGCGTTGCTTTTTTCATCAATTCCAACTTGTTTAAATATTTTTCCTATATAAACATGAGGAACATCGCCGAACTTTTCAACTTTATAAAAAACACCAGTTTTAATGAAATCTTGAATAAGTCCAGCAAACTTTTTTTCTATATCTTTATTAACTACGTGGCTATTAATTTTTGCCTGCAATATTTTTTCTTCTTCATTTCGCCTGTCAGAAAAAACCGAAAAAACCAAAAATCCAGTAATCAATACCAACACCCATAAACAACCACTTTTACGGTTACCAACTCTTACAGTTTTATAGCCACACTTAGAACAAGATGTAGCTTTATCGCTGATCATATCTCCGCATTCTTTGCATTTTTTAAGCATACATAACCTTCTATAATAAAAAAATAAACTAAGTATAATCAAAGATTTGAATATATTTTATTATTTTTTTTGTTAAAGTTATTACTTTGGTATTGTATTTATTTATTACTTTGGTTATATTTTATCACAACAGCTCAACAGCCTGTTACCTCCCTACCTAGCCCGGTTAACCGCCGGGCATTTTTTCTACGAGGAAGATATGAGCATACTAATAAACTATCTGAGACATAACTCAGACGCACTCAGAGAACTGGACAAAGCATTTTCACACGCCCTGGACACCGGCGCACAACTACGCACGCCAACACGCGTAAACATACGCATCAGCATCGATCCAATGAAAAACGGCACGCCTGACCACATCATCACTCGCGCTACCACCAGCACCGATCATCTGATCCCGCAAGGAGACTGACATGGAAACTAATACAGGCCACATTATTACATGGATCATTGTTTTAGCATTAGGAGCATTGCTCATTATCGGTGCTAAAAACCAATTGCAAGACATAGCCGCCACTTACCGGCACGCCATGACCGTGAATCACGGCTTGCCAATGCCCTAACCGGAGACAAGAAAATGAAAATAAACAGAAGACAAACACACACCGATGAAACCATCGGCCTTATTTTGCTGAACTGCACCGTTGCTTTAGTGATAGTTCTATCTTTTTTTGGCTGGGCACTATGAAAAACACCATTACCGATCTAAACAACCACCTGTTTGCCACCCTGGAACGCCTGAACAGCGAAGAAATAAACCCGGATGCCATGAAGGTAGAGATTGAGAAGGCAAAAGCCATATCCGGCATAGCCAAAGACATCACATCAAACTACCGCTTAGCACTGGATGCACAGATCGCTATAGCCGAATACGGCATTAAAGAAGAGCCAAAGCTGTTTGGACTGAACGAAAAAAACAAAATACCCAACATAGCGGCTATTAAATAATGGCCTTTAAGCAACACAAATTCACGGAAGAGCATCTCGAATTCATGCGCAAACAGTATAAGCGCATGAATTCAAGAAAACTGACCGCCGCTTTTAATAAGCGGTTTGGCGTTGAAATAACGATGCAAAAAATGAAGTCTGCATTGTACAGACACCGGATCAGCTCAGGCCGAAGTGCCCGATTTATTACCGGTAATACGCCGCACAACAAAGGCATCAAAGGCGTCTGTTATTCGCCATCAACGCAATTTAAAAAAGGCCACCAGCCGGCTAGAACGCAACCGATCGGCACAGAAGTCTATAGAGACGAAAACGGCATGAGTACTTGGTATATCAAAATGCCAGAACCGATCGGCTGGGTACAAAAACACCGATTGCTGTACGAGCAACACCACGGCCCACTACCCAAAAACAGCGTAGTGATCTTTTTAGACTCGGATAGCAATAACATCCTGATCGACAACTTAAAAGCGGTAAGCCGTGCTGAGCTACTGCAAATAAATAAGAATAACTACAAGCAACAACCAAAAGAATTAAAACCGGCCATATTGGCCATCTCACAGCTGGAAACAGCCATTTATCAACAAACCAGGAAACACACACATGAACAAAGGCAAGCGTAAAAGAAAAGTCAGAGCAGCCATACTGGAAAGCCTAGCCAAAGCCGCCGAATACCACGACCGGCGCAGACTGCTTAAAAAGCGCAGACAACAGCAATACCAGGCGCTCAGAGCGAACGACTAAAGCATTAACAACAACCACCCAGCGGAGCAAACAACATGACTATTACCCAACTCGCTACCGGATTTATCGCCTTACTGGGCGGAGATAGCGCCGCCCAACAATCTGGAGCAATCTATGCCCAACAACTGCACGCTGAAGGACAAACCATCGGCCAATCAGTCTTGAGCGCCTACAAACTGGGGCAGCGCATGAAATCACAAGGCTTTTTTTATAAAACCAAACAAGGATAAAGCGTATGAAAACTTTAATCGAATGGCTAAACACCTTAGCGATACTGGTTGCATTTATAGCCATACTGGCAGCAGGCGTAAAAACGATGCCGTTAAACCAAAATAATTCCAGCGGCATCGACTAAATGAGCCAACTGCTAACTACTCAAGATTTAAAATCCATCACAGGATGCTCACGGATGAGCGATCTTGAGCAATGCTTGAAAAATAACGGCGTCCGTTTTTTGTATGGAAAAAAAGGCATATTTACTACCGTTGATGCAGTCAATAGCGCTATGGGACTATCAGCTGATAAAAACACAGCAACAACAAATCATGATGATTTTGATATTATGTAGCGGGTAAACAAATGGCTTACAGATATATAAATGACATACTGCACGAAATTACCAAAGTGCATTCTGGAAGCTGTGACCAATGCGGGAAAGGAATATGTGTCGGCTGGATGGTAAGCCACCCTGCAAACAACACCGATCGGACAACAAAATACTGCTACGACTGCACTAAAAATAGCTGGCTGAAAGCACTAAGCATTCACAAAAACATGAAGCATAAAGAAACAAAACTACCAATAGCACTTGAGCTCAGGAAGTGCCCAGGATGCGGATTCATTAAAGATCAAGAATCGATAGACTCGGCCCGCTTAAATTTTCTGTGCCCAAGATGCGGAAAACACAGACTATCTGATTTTATGCCAGACACACCACCAAAACAGACAAAGCTCTGATGAATTAAGTGGATAAACGCAGAGCTAACCGGGCGCGGCCAGAAGGATGAACAATGAACATATATTATAACCGCGCTCCGGTTGAGCGCAATGTTAGGCTTGGATGGATAAAATTATGAATGAATTGGCAAAAAAAGTAATATGCGCTTTGATTGATGGGAAATTAGTTGTGCATCAGCCCAGTGATTGCACCGTTATTATCCCTGTAGGTGGAATTTTTGCTGCACTTATGGACAATAAGGATGGATATTCTAAAGGTCTGTATCTTCTCGACATTATTAAAATGGCAGATCAGTTTATTGTTTACGATTGTATGCCTAACGCAGAGCTAACCGGCGTAGCGAAGCGGAGTCCGAGTTAAGCGCCGGGTTATACATTTTTACTAGAGGATTTTAATTTATGAATGAAAAATGGGTGGTACATATTATCGGTCCCGACGATGTAATAGAGCAACCGGACGAATTGACCGCTCTACGTGAGGCCAACGGCATTAACAAAGCCGTGCTGACGCTTGAGCGAACTGAAAACGCGCCTTTCGTAATGGCAGTTGTAAAAGACGCCAATTCAGAAGATGTATAACGCAAAGCTAACCGGACCGCAACAGCGAGGACAAGATTTATGACAATTGAACAAAACTCGCCCGCTGTTGCGGGTCCGGTTGAGCGCCGGGTTATACGGCAATTTTGAAAGGAAGAACATGAATACTGACACCCACAACGCCAAGCCGTTGCTCCTGTTGCAGCAAGCCTTCGACGCGCTGGAGGCAACCAACGATAGCGACATTGATCATTTTGAGGACGAGGAAGAAGAGGCCGAAGCGGTCCCGGCACAGTACGCCTGCCGCAAGATCATGGAGGCCATGGACCTGCTGCGTGCGGCGAACAGGGAACGCCTGCTTGGCGCATAACGCTAATTAGACATCCTAAATGATGCAAAACATTGCGTCATTTAGTTAAAAACAACAACAAATCAATAGATTAACAAAAAATAACCTATCATTAAATATTAATTAATGAAAAAACTAGGCCGACCACGTAACAGCAAAAATATACCGGCGGACATCAACGCCGATAAATTGCCTGATCGCGTGTGGTTTAAAGCTGAAGGCAATGGCTCATGGATGCTCAGCTATTACGACGAAAACGGAAAGCGCAAACATCAACGCCTTTGCGGACCAGAAGCAAGCATCAGCGAAATATGGCAAGCTTTTGAAGCAAAAAAACAAAAAAAAGCGACGACATTTATTACGCTATCGATTGAATTTCAATCATCACCCGCTTGGAGAGCATTGAGCAGCCTGACTCAAAAAGACTACCTTTTCTGCCACCAGGCTATCACACAGCGAAAAACATCAACAGGCACACTACTAGGAGATATACCAATCAATAGCTGGACAGTTGGCACTGTGCGTAAATACCGAGACAAACGCGCGGAAGAATCGAAAAGCCGGGCAATAAAAGAAATGGCTTACCTGATGCGCGTATTCAATTGGGCTTATGAATACGAAAAAATAACATTCAACCCGGCAGCAGGCGTCAAAAAACCCAGCCTACCGGCACGCCAACACTACGCAGAAGATAAAGACTATTATTTTCTGCTGAATATAGCCAAACAATCCGGATACTGGTACGCACCCGATGCAATGGAACTTGCCTACCTGTGCGGCATGAGACTTTCCGAGGTATTGGACATGACAGACGCCAACGAAACCGAAGCCGGTCTGGTAATCAAGCGCAGAAAAGGCAGCAAAACGACCATTGTAGAATGGCAACCCAGACTTGCTGAAACATGGAACACGCTCAAAAAAACGCGAAACGCTATTTTAGCAGATAGCAAACAGCCACATCCGATACACGCCGATAAACGCTATCTATTTATCAGTGCGCGAACCGGAAATAAAATAGCTGAAAACAGCCTGAAAACGGCAATGAGCAGAATAAAAGCAACAGCAAGAAAAGAAGCAGAAAAAACAGGCAGGGAATTTATTGACTTCACTTTTCACGACATAAAAAGGAAAAGTGTAAGCGATGCGACAGGCAATAAGCAGGACTTTTCAGGCCATCGATCAGCGGCAATGATGAACGTTTATGATGTCAAGCCAAATATTGTAAAGCCGGTAAAAAAAGATTAATTGTATCCACAATTGTATCTTTTTACATTTATACGAAGTTACAAACGGTGCAACTATTTGATTTTATTGGGGTGAACGACGGGGCTCGAACCCGCGACAACAGGAATCACAATTATAGATACATTGCTTATAATTCAAAATGTTGCATCAATTATTTGTATCTTTTTTGATATTTTTAGTTGTTAAATATCAAATAGATAACAAATTAATGTATCCGTGTTTTGATAGTTTTACAGTCATTAAAAACCATGCAGACGGCACTTTATGATAACTGATTCGGCCAGCTGCTCACCTGATGTTGTCGTAAAACGAGCGATAACTTGATAATCCTCGTTATCCGTACCGCCTGCAGCCCAGAAGTATATTTTATCATTAATGCCAAGTTCAACCAGGGATATAGACAGCGCGTCAACCTCTGCTACAGCGCCTTTTGCCGTCGATTGCACAGACTCAACTGTATCGATAGTTAAATTGTGCGCAGACAGATCAAAATGAAACTGTATATCTTCTCCGGGACGCATTTCTCTAGATAAAAGCCCGGTTTCTTCATCAATATATTTCATTTTTATCTCACTGGTATTTTAAATGCACGCCCTCGGATAGGCATGGCGAACGGTTTTGATTCCGGGTAATCGACGTTTATTTGAGCTACGACTACCGGCGGCGCAGGGACAACCGGCGTAACCGGATCAATCGGCACATCTTCAACCAACGCGGCCAGCGCGGCAATATCATCCGCCGCCGCTTGCAGGATTGCATCAGACCAAGCTTGATCTATATCACTTGGGTAGACTTCGAGCTTTAAAATGGGATAGCTCAGCGCCTTGTTGATAGTCGCTTGCAGCATATCAGCAGAGGACATCGGCACATAATTATTGAGCCGGTAAGCGTATTGAGCACTACTAACATCAGCAGCCGGCCATAAAAACTGCGCAGAGGTATAAGGCAATCCATTTTTAAGCGTCTGCCAGGCGAATAATTTTGTATCAGTCGAAGCTGGTGTAGTCGTCATCAATGACGATTTTTGCGGGATAAAACGGCCAGGGTAAGTCGTTTGCCCATAGCTGACAATCTGCTGACAGACATAATCAGGCCCGTTGACCGCATCATAAGCAGAAGATAAGCGCCCGATCGATAATTGAATATCCTTGCCGGGGAATGCCGCTGCCGCAACATCTATCGCGCTGGTACAAGCGGCAATGGCAACCGCCGAAGTAAAGCCTTTATTTTTTAAATCCTGCACCACCGCTGAATCAGACGGCAAGTTAAAATCCCCGGCCTGAGCGGTAAAAGCCGACACGTCCATGCAAGTGACTTTAGCGTTGCCAGCGTAACGAGCGCCGACCGCTTGAATAAAAGCGTCCCGCTTCGCCATAAATACGGTATCCCAAGGCACCGGAACGCTATAAACGACACCGGCTACCGTGTAGCTGAAATAAACGACGCCAGCGCCAGCCAGCCAGGCGGGAGAACCGATTGAACCGCCCATCGCAATCAACAACGCGATTTCTTTGCCTTCCGGCACCGCTGCAACGGCGGTATCCAGATAACTCCAGTCAAACACCCCTTGAGCAGTTTCAATAGCCGTCCAGGTCGTGCGGATGCAAATACCTTTGATATAAGCTTTATTAAGCTGCGTAAGCGGCACTGCTGCGCCTGATGATCCTAATAAAAACAACCCGCTTAACATAGGCTATAAACCGAATTGAAAAAATGATGAAAAAATCAGGTCGAATCCGGCCGGATCGTGCGGCGTATCATCCAGCGCCATATCAAAATGATACGCATCTGAATCCGGCGGCGTGTAGGGATCGTCGATAAACGTAAACGTATAAACATCAGAATCGGGCGGGACGTAACTCATACCCACGTCACTCCGTTGAATATCTGAGATTTATACCCGTCCGCGGACACGGTAAATTTATAATCCTGAGAACTGCGATCAAGGCCAGATAGCTCATAATAGCCATTAATATCCGCTTTAGCGCGCGTGATAAATACATCAGTAACATTATCGTAACAACTGACAATCGCGTACGGAACAGCTTCGTAGACCGGCGATTCAACAGTTCCGGTATTAATCCGCACCTGCCCGGACACTACCCCGGACATATCCAAAACCAGCATGCCGGTTTGGGTCTCGCCAATACCGCCCAAGTCTCGCCGCCAAAATGCAACTACAGTCGCATTTATGACTACCTGTTTTGATGCAGTCGTTACTAATGCCACTTATATCTCAATAAAAAATTCTGACACGTTATAGCATTTAATCGCTATAAACGTTTTACCAGCCAGATCGCCCGTAGTCGGTTTCCAAACATCCCCGTGATTTAGTGGCTTGTTGTGCATAGGTACTGCCAATCCACGCATAACCCCTCTCAACCCGTTGGCAGTCTCGTGAATATATAACGGCGACGTTATCATACCCAGCGGGGCTGGGTATGGCTGACCTGCGCTCGCCGCCATCGAGTTAGCTCCGCCATTTGTATGTGCGCTGACCCCCTGAGATAATTCTACAGACGTGCCGGTTTGGGTATATGCTCTAGCCATATACATCCCCGGAGTTGCTGTTGTGTATGCGGTAACCAATGTCGCCCAGTTGGTTAGTGATGCCGAATTAGACGCGTAAGCTTTTAAAATCGTATCATAAACATCACCTGATACCAGTGAGCAACCACCGCCAAATGCGAACGGGTAGGCAGAAACAAACGAATCCCCGGATTTATCTGAAATAAAATAGAAAAAATCCCCATAACAAACAAATATCCACGCTCTAGCTGTAGCGCTGGCAGCGGAGCTTTTCATAAAATAATCGCCACCGGATAGCTGCGCATCAGTTGGAAGCAGCCCTGTTCCGGTATCCACATCGCTCATCGTCTCATAGCCGCGCAACCGGGCAATATTAGCGACGGTATTATCATCAACACGCAGATAATGCTCATTACTGCCGGTCGGCATTTTGTACGCCGCTTTGTTGGTGCCCGTATAGGGTTTGGTCCAGCCGCTGCCGGCAATGTTCATCATTGGCGAACCCGTAGCCGGGGAAACCGTGCCGGAATCGACGGCGAAGGTAAATGTATCGGTAGCGGTAATCGTGCAATCAGCCTCGATATTATAACCGGCCTGTGTAGCACCGCTGATCGTCAGCTTGCGTGTCATGCCACTGGTTGACGTTAATGCCATGCCGAGCGCTGCGCTACAGACCGCCGTAGCCAGTCCGCCGGTTTGAGTTAGACTGGTGATCGATAGTGCCGTTGTGCCGTCCTTCAGGCACGCATCCAGAACCGCGATCAGTTTGCCGACTTCGCCCGTCAGCGCCGGTGCGCCATAATCCGTACTGAATATCACCCGCGTAGGCATTAGTTAAATCCTCTGATAATTGAAGCGAACATATAGGTGCTCAGCGCTGCGTTGTACGTGACGACGATCAAATCGGTATCGCCGACAGCAGTTGACAACGTTGCGGCGGTGATATCACTGCCGAATGTCACATTAGCCCAGGTAACCGTGTAGCTACCAGCCCCGCCCTGTTTGATGCGCAAATGAATAGGCCGGCCGTCCACGCCATTTGAAAATGTGATGGTAGTGTTGCCTGTGAGCGTCAGCGTAAAACTGTTGTCTACGGAATAATCAGCCGTAATAGATGCTGAGTAAGTTAACGCTGTAGCCGCTGCTGGCGAAGGAATCACGACAGGCGTCAAAGTAAAACCGCTGCGCTCGTCGGTAATCATCGCCGTGGTAATGGCCGTATCGCCCACGCTCAAAAGGATTTGCGCACAGGGGAAATACCCTGCGGTGATAGCTGGTGCCGCCGGAGTAGCCGCTTCAGTCCCAGCAATGACTAAAAATGTTGCATCGGTTTGACTGATGACTACGCGGTCAATGCGCGGATTGGTTGTCGGAGCGGTAATCGTGCCGGTATTTTGCGCAGCAATCGAGATACTATCAGTGCCATCGAATATCGACCCCGCCAAGATATGCGCGGTCATATTCGGCGTGGCCTGCTGAGTCACAGCAAATGCACCGGTTAGTAGCTCCGGATCAGCAATGGCCAACTGACCGGACAGGACGAATGGTACCGCTGTAACGGTCGCTATGTCCTGTAAGCCGCCGCCAAAAGCATTAAACGCGATAAATTTTAAATACATCGTTTCGCCCGCCAAGGAAGGATCATAGGCATAGCGAAATAGATTGTTGTCGCAACGCACAAAGCGGTCGCCGATCGATGCACCTTGCGTCGTATTGTAGATGCCTCGGTGCAGATGATCCAGGTCGTATTTATAGGCCGCCGTCAGCGCTGAATCACGAAATGACAAATATTCGTTATCGACTAAGCACAGGGTAGCAAAGGAATCCGCCGCCAGTTGGCTAACGGTCAGCAGTTCGCCCAAACATTGCGTTAAATCAACATGTAGTACATTGGTTATGTCCGGGTCGGCCGCAGAAGATGCCAAATTGGCAGTTATTACATCGCCATGTATCGATTGCCGGGTATGCGTTCCGATACGCTGATAGCTGGCATTGTCAAACGACGCCCAAACTTCACAGCCTCCGTAGTTGGCGTCAGTGTTTGAGATAGCCATCCAGACTTCATAGCCTGAGTCGGTCAGATCAGGCGGGGCCAGAAATATATCAGGCGTGTTGACGTTGCCGACCGCTACAGTGTAGTTTGGCGTATAACTGTCGGCGGTTGATACCGTGTAAACCGTACCGACCGACGAGCCGTCCGGCATTTCTTCGGCGGTAATAGTCAGCACTTCATCATCGACTACTTTAATAATACGCACAGGAGTATCAACCAGACCCAGCGCCGTATCATTTATATAGACAATATCCATCGGTTCAAGGAGCGAATGCTCCCAGCTCAACTTAAACTCGTAATGCTTTCTGATATAGAGCTCACGCTGAAGGATGGTGGATTCAACAAATTGTGCAACGGTTTTTCGGCAGATCGAATGCATCTTGACCACCGACATGGGCCGCAAGCCGAACGCTTCTATGTTGGCCTGATCGCTGGAACCTTCGCCGACTTCGATATTGTAATCGTTGTCGCGGTTTTTAAACTCCACCTGCACGCGATTCCAGGCGTCGGCTATATCTTTAAAGGGAATGCAGCGCACCGGGTCTTCGTCGCCCTCGATGATAAAATCTTCATCGGTCAAGCTGATGCCGGTTTCGGTAGGTGGAGCATAGGTAATGTATTGAGCACTACCAGCCAGCTCCAGTCTTTGAAAATCAACTGCGTTTGCCCTTGGAACGGCAACTATCGTAGGGATATATAATGATGACCCGGCATCGTAATAAAATCCTGAACAAAAACCGCCCTCTGAATAAAAAACAGTTTCCGGATAATCACTATCTGTTCCAGGCAACAGCGACCAGGTGTCTCCGGAATCAGTTGAGATGACCGAAAAACTAACCTCATTGCTCGATCCATCAATATAGTACCCTACGGCAATGTGGCAAGGTACGACATCGGTAAAATCAACTGCGTCGGTAAACGGCGCAACGCCGTAGCGGCAATATTCAATTCCAGTAAACAAATACCCTGCAGGCGCTGCGTAGACCTGCTCAAATGTCGTACCGCCGTAATTGTTTGACTTATAGATTTTTGTCTCAGAGCAGGCTATGAATTGCTCGCTGTGCTTGCTGCCACCATCAAATGCAAGAAAGACGCCGCTGTTGCAAATATACCAACGAACCTCTAAATTTGGGCGGCTTATTTCATCCCACGTTGCAAATGTATCAGCACTTTCAGCATACCAAAAACCCTCAGCAGTATTAGTGCCAACAAACAAGACGCGGCTGATTTCTACATCTCCGTTAATCATCCTGATAAATGCAAAATCACTTCCATCATATAAAGCGTCGCTCAGCACCTCAAATGTTCCCACTGTTACGTCGCTGTTAATGCTATGCTTCAAAAACTTACCGGTAGAATAGATACCGTATAATCCATCCAGCTCAAACGCATTAAACCCCCCGGTAAATTCGGTCCACGACACCCCATCAGTGGATACATACCAAAGGTCGAACCCCATTACACCAGCCGCTATAAAATGCCCTGGGTAGGTATCCCCTGCTGCTACCCAGGAAATCGCTCTTAGTGAATTACCGATATCTTGATTAAATGATGCGGTATCTACACTCGACCAGGTTTGCCCGCCGTCAGTTGACCGCGTTATTCCATTATCATTAAATGATACGGCAACAAACATTTGTAATGTCGGGCTAAATGCTATATCGCTATATAAGGTTGTATTGTCTGGGTTAGTAGCACCAGACCAAGCCAGATCGTCCGCTTCAGGCGGCAAAATTTGCGTAGTCGCCAGCGTCTCTCGACTATACGGCAACACCTTCAACACCCCGTCAGACCAGACCGCCCCGCAATTAGCAATCCTCAACCATTCTTCAATCGGTTCATGCGCCGGCTTTTGCTCAGTCAGCGCCGGGCTGATGCGCAAATCATGTACCGTGCAATACGTCCTGGCCAGCGTCCAATCACCGATTTTGCTGGCAGCAAATAAACCCGACCAATCCGCATTGGTTAAAAATTCTTCAATGCAGGTAATCGCGTTGACGTCAGGCTGAACGGAGGTGGCCAGCACGCCCTTAATTTCAACCGAGTGATTCCCCAGCGAGGCATTATCGGAGAGCGCATAACTGCCGGAGGCCAAATAAGCCAAGCCTTGATAGCTCTCATCCCGCGCCGGATGGTTGGTGGTCATGTAGCCCCATGGTGTTTGCGGTAGCGTTCCGATAAATTCCTCAAGCCCCAATTCGGTTGGCGTGGTATAGATGTTTTTATCAACCCACAGCTGCCCAAAGCCCAAGATCGGCCCTTCGCTTGCCAGCAGAATTACCGCTGCCGAATAGGTATAGGTGGTATTGCTTGAACTGGTACCGCCGCCCTTGCCGGAACTGGTGGTGGTCGTGTGCGGCGTGGCGACAAAATCAATGTAATCGATCAAGGTAGTCGGCACGCGATTGGTGCCGATCACGATGGGTATCGTGACGCCGTAGCCCTGGTTCTGAACATTCAGCCCGCCAAGCTTGGGCGCTGTAGTTGACGTGCTTTGACCGCCAAACAAAAAACCCATCAGCCGCGCTCCCAGATCGAATAAAAGCGATGTTCGCGGTTTGCCAGTTGGCCGCCCAATCCGTTGGCGAGGATCACGCCTTCGGGCCGTTTGGCGTGGATAATATCCGGCCAGGCACGCACGATGCCGCCGTGAGAGAAGGTCCGGCCGTATTTGTAAACGACGATATCGCCCATCATCGGATAATTGACGCGGCGCGCGTATTGCTCGACGACTTCAAGATAGCGCTCATCATCCTTGTGTAGCGCCCAATCATGCGGATAGCTGGCAATAGTGGGCCGCTCGATCAATCCGCAAGCCACATAAACCTCAACAATAATCTTGCCGCAGTCTACACCGGCGCCCTTGACTGCCGCTTCGTGCCGCCACGGCGTGCGCAGCCAGGTCATGGCTTCTTCAATTACCGCTTTGCGTTGCTCGATCATAAAGAAGTCTCCGGTACCGGTACATACGGAAATGCCCGGCGTCGTGCCAAATTGCTGAAGCGGGTATTGCAGACTGAAGCGGTTTTGTTGCAGCCGGGCGCAATGCTGAACGTATCTGCCACCGCAGGAACAGACGGCAACGGATGCGACAATACCACCACTCCTACGGTGTAGCTTTTAATGGTACGGACAATGCCGTTATTCGCGCCGCTGGTCATTTCCAGCGTGCCTGAGTCGAAATAGCCGTTGGCCTGCGCCAAGGTGGAATTGATAGTCAGCGCGGTACTGCCGGATGCCACGGCGTCGGTGACGGTAAAGGTCGCTTTGGTCAGCCCGCAACCGCTATCATAAACGGTGTATTGACAGCCGGGCGTAATGACATTACGCGGCATACTGACATTGAGCAATTCCAGTTCTGAATTGATCTTCATACTCACTTGCGTCCGCGAGGCTTCTGGAGAAGCTACCCGCCCCTCGAACAGATAAACAAGTCCCGCCGCTGTATCGCCAAAAGTCGGCATAAATGCACGCTGGATTAATATCCGTGCCCCATCAAAACCGCCATTGCGGGTAAAGTGCGGAATCGGCAAGCCCTGGATCGTATCGCTGGATCCCGCATAGATGGTTAAATCCACCGAGTCGACCGTCAGCCCGACAGCAGTTGTAATCCTGCCGCGTTCCAGTTTGAGCGTATTGGCATAAAAGGTGTTGGTGCCGTCGCTTAAATTCATATCGCCGGAGCAATGCCTCAACACTGTGCCATCGGCCAAAGTGATCGTGAACAGATCAGCAATAAAAAACTGCCGGGTAGCGAGCAATGCGGTCAAGGTACCGCTAGCGGTCTTCATACTTTATTGACCGGGCTGCCAATAAAGGTCAGGCTTTGCAGGTTGTACAAATTATTTGCAAATTGCACAAAGTTGCTTTTGTCCTCTTCAAACACGCAGCGGTAATAAAAGCCGCCGGTCCAGGTGATGGCCTTGCTGGCTACTGGAGCGGTTACAAAGGTCACTAGCCCGGTGGAGCTGATCGTGTAATCAGTCGTCACGGTTTTTAACACGCCGTCTATATATATAGAGGGCGAAGCTTTAGGGTTGTTGATCGGCTCGTCAAAACCGCCCCAGGTGCGCTTGAGCTGAAAAGCCAGCGTTGCGCCGTCGCCGGTACCGAAATTCTGCGCGGTTACGGCATTATCTTCGGGGCAATCATACAGCCAGCTGTCAAAGCCGCCCTGACGCGATAAATAAAAGCCGAGCAGGCTTTGCAGTTCGCCGCCGGCGGTATCGCGGATCAATTCATACGCCAATTCAAAATCCCACAACGGATAAGCCATAAAGGCGGCGCGGGCTTGCTTGCCGTCGACCGGATCATGCCGGATCGTATGAAAGCGCGGATTCCTGGAAATATCCCAGGTCAGGCCGGGCAATGTAGGAAATACGGCGTCGCTCATTTATTTAGCTCCGAAATTAAACGCGCGCTTTTGCTTGCTGAGCGAGTCGACGATATGCCCGCCGTGAGTATCAAAGAAGCGCTTGACGCTCTGGCTGTCCATCGCCTGCACATTAAAGGTCGCGTTGACCGACCCGCCGGAAGGTTGCGCCGCGTCGCGCTGTTTGTTCGCTTCCAGCAGGGTTTGCATGGCGGTCATGGCGCTGTTTTTATTAATCGATAAATCCATTTTTTCAGATGGGACGCCAAATTGTCCGCCATTGGCCATCCCTTGAATGACTTTACGCAGCGGCGCGGCATATTGCGCCGGCAATACCATCTCCTGCTCGTGCAGCTTGTACATCTGCCCGTCTTTTTGCACATCCCATTCGCCGTCTTTAGCTGACATGACCGAGCCGCCCAGCATCATGACACCGGCAAAAGCGACCGCCGCCGCGATCGGGGCTAATGCCCAGCCTATAAAGGGAATGGCCGATACCGATGCATAGGTTGCCGCCGCCGCTTCAGCAGCAAATGAAGCTATCTTCTTCAGAGTCGCCCAGGCGGTCATGGCAACTGACTTAACCGCCGCGCCCGCTTCAGCCGCGCCGCGAATCGCTAAACCGGCCAATGTCGCGCCGGTTTTGGTGGATTCGCCCGCCGCGACCGCACCCGCCTGCACCGCTTGACCGGCCACGGTGGCGCTGGCCTGGGTCGCTTCAGACGTGGCCTTGATGCCGGTTTTAGTCGTTTCTTTCGCGCCAAAGCCCAGCAATTCCGCCGCCCAGTCCGCCGCCCGGTCGATCTGCATTTGCAGCAAGCTTTGCGCATACGACACAGCTATATTCTGGAAGATATTCCGCAACGCTTCGCCGCGCGTCATCGTTCCGGCCAGCAATCCGTCTACCGTTCCGGATACCGCCGATTGAATAGGATCAAACCATTTTTTAATAGAAGCCTGGTTCTCCAGTGCCTGCTGGTTGTGAATCTCTGCAATTTTAGCGGCATGTTCGCGGGCCGCGTCCGCCTGATCGTTCAGTGATTGCGCCGACGCCAGCGCATCATTCACAATCAATGCCTGCCTGGCCTGCGCATATTTAAGTTGGGTTTGATAGCGCTCGTTTTCAAATTGCTCTTGCCGTTGCAGTAATTCGGCCTGAGTGATTTTCCCAAGATCCAGCTCCTGCTGAGCCGATACGCGCTTTATCTCAAGCGCGTCATTGTCTACCGCTTCTGCACCATCCAGACTTTCTTTAGTTAATGCCAGCTTTTGCTGTGCATTCTCGCGGATGATCTGAACTTCCAGCTCACCTATTTTTTTCTGAATATCGGAGCGGGTTTTCTGATTGCCGGAATACAGGGCAATAATTTCCTGCCAGTAGGCCAGCTCCTGTTCCTTGGAAAATTCACGCAGTTCGTTTTCTCGCTCGTAAGCCAGCTTTCGAGCGGTTAAGCCATCCTCAAATCCGGGCATTTCGGATTCTTTCAAATCGATAGACGGTCCTCCTACCGATCCGCCGCCAAATCCTTTTGACCTACCTAAACCGCCACCGCCTGAAATTGCAGATGGAGGTAAACTGACACTGCCACCCGTTGCACGACTTTCATTTATCGAAGCAACAGAGCCGCGCGATTTGGCACGTTGCGACTTGACTTCGTCCGCTACCGCCTGAGTAACTGCCCAAATAGCATTACCGACATGATCCGTTGTAAATGCCTTACTGAAAGCATCCTTGGTCATTTCGCCGGATACTTTGCGCAGATCAGCCACCTTGTCGACCTGCTGACTAATTGCCGCTTTGGATTCAGATGCTGAAAAATCACCGGTCAGCGCCGCCCGAATATCACGCCCTGCTGCCTGAGCAATCGCTACAGCGCCATGCAATCTGGCACGCATTATTTCGACAAATTCGGCCATTTTGATACCGACGAATTGACCGATAAAGGTAAATGCGCCGTAAAAAACATTGACCATGCCTTTCAGCATTATTCCGGTTTGACTGGCCGCGCCGCGAACTGCGCTGACTATACCGTTCCAGGTATCAGCATTAATACCGGTCAGCTCAGACAACCAATCGCCAAAAACACTGAACGCGGCAATAATGATATCAATCGCCTGGCCGACTTTGCGGGATAAAATAGCCCATCCAGCGCCGATAAATTCAGATACTTTTGCCTGAACGCCGCCCAAACTAACCAAATTATCTTTAAAATTGGTATAGGCAACAAACAGTGATGATATTCCGATCAGTGCTGCCGCAATCCAGCCGCCGCCGAACGTAGCGAACACGGCTAATGCCGTCGTTCGCAGGCCGACCATTAGCGCCTGGAAAACAGTAATCGCACCGCCAGCCGCTCTGAATGCAATCACCGATTGATAACCGATCATGCCGACTGCAATTGCCGCCGCAAATGACAGCGAGGTTAGCCCGCCGATCAAGCCGGTCAGCGCAGCAATGGCAACGCCAGCACCCGCGAACTGAACCGCAAAACGTCCCAGGGTAAAAGTTTGCAAAAACGCCAGTGCCGCAGGAATACGAGTTAATGCCGCTCCAACCAAAGGGATCAATGAGCGGACTGTAGACAGCAGCAAACTGAGCGAACCAACCAAAGAGATGATGCGCACAAGCGCCGTTATAGCCGGATTATTGGCGGCAAAACTGGCCAGCGCGTCAGTCATACCGTGAATGCCATCGACAATGGCTTTAACCGGCGCTAAAAACGGATTGCCCGCCTCGATCGCAAAAATTGACAGCGAATTAGTCGCTAGTTTTAATTTATTATCTAACGTGTCAGCTCTGGCCTCAAACGTTTTTAGAGCGCTGCCGGCCACATCCGCCGGATTTTTGACCTTATCCAGATTTGACTTTAAAACCTCTACCGCCCCGGCCAAATCACCAATACTTCCGGCGTCAGTTCCGGCACCAAAAAGCCCGTATAACAGCCGGGTTTGAGATAATTTGTCAAACCTGCCCAGCACCTCCAGAAAATTGAGCAGCGCCGCTTTGGGGTTGGCGTTAATATCCAGCGCCAATTTGTCGGCAGACAGTCCCATGGACTGCAGGGTTTCATTGAATTTGTCGCCGCGACCTTCACCGGTCGTCAATACAGAAAAAAGGCTGGCTAATGAAGTACGGACTACTTCAGGCGGTTTTTGCATAGACAGCAATGTAGCCGTAACCGCCGCCATTTCTCCCTTCAGCAGACCAAAACGCTTACCCTCGCCACCAACAAATTTTAAGACTTCTAAAATATCCCGTTCAGTTGCCGCCGTGGTATCGCCCAGGACGTTTATCTGGTCAAGCAGCAACTCAATTTCTTCAATCGGCGCTTGATAAATATTGGTTAGTCCGCCGATAGCTTGCCCAGCTTCGCCAGACAGCATATCGAACGCCACCGCCGCCTGTGCCGTGGTTTTAATGTAGCGCTCCAGTTCGGCAATGGGGATACCCAATTGCCCGCCTGATTTTGCAATTTCGTTTAACTCGCCAAGACCAAGCGGGATTTTGCTCGACGCCAGCCGCTTAATGGTCTGCTCAACCGATTGCAACTCCTCATCTGTTCCGGAGACGACTTTTTTAACATCCGCGAACGAGCTTTCAAATTTTTTGGCCTGGTTAACCTGCAGGCCCAGTGCCGCCGCATGGGCGCCGAATTTACCGAATAGATCAGCAAAGCTGAGATTTTTAAGATTAGCCAGCGCCAGCAAACCGCCCTTAACGCCGCCAAGTTTTGCAGCCAATTCAACAGAAATCTCAATATTATTATTGATGGATTCGTTAAATTTTTCGCCAAAATCAACAACAGAATTTTTTGCTGCAGAAAAAGAATCTTTAATTGAAGAAACTTTTGCTTTTAGCTTATCAATCGTGCTGGACGAATCACCAACCGCTTTAATCAGCGACTCAGGATCTCCCTCAATTTTGATTTTGATTTTTTTATCAGTCATAGCGAGATTTATTAAAAAATGTGACGCAGTTTTAAAATATTTATCTTGTAACGTTTACGTAATTGTTACTATGGTTTATAATTATATCCAACAAAGCAAATAACCAAACCCAACCGGAGAGCAGCCATGACAACATTTTCAATTATCTTTAAAGACAACAATAACAACCAGCACCATGCCGAAATTAAGGCATGGGAATTTCATTCAACACATCCTTCCGGAGTGTCTTATGACGCTCAAAAGGCCGAAGTGCAAGCCATCGACGGAATAAGCGCCCTGGATTATTTTTTAGCCGATCAAGATGCTTATGCAATAATGGCCAAAACGGCCAGAGAAGCGGGATTTAACTATATTTTCTGTTAAACAATGGCAGCTCTTAATTTCGGCGCGGAGTTGCAAAAACTCCGCGTTAAGCAAACCAAAAACTGCCCGGTTTGCGGGCAGGAATTTACCGGCTATTCAAATGCCGAAACCTGCTCCGGTAAATGCCGGATTAAAAAACATAGGGAGTCAAAAAAAATGAACATGAGCGCCGTATTAATTAATACTGATAATCAGATAATCAGCGACGATGATATTTTTATTAATAGCGATAAAGACTTTGACGCTATTGAGCAAATGGCCAAAGAGTCGTGTGTTGTCTGCGCAATCCGCTGGAGTCGAAGCACAGACGGGCAAATAGCTTACTGGACACCCGCTGGCGCATCATTACAACCGCATTGGTACAATGCGGAAAGATCATAATCAAGCTACCTAGTAGAGATGCAATATTTTGCGTCTCTACTAATGCATCGTCGCATTAAATTGCTGCAATTGCCTGATGCGTTGCTCGATAGTCATTTCATCGCCATCCGCAGGCGGCTTATAATCCAGATAGGCCGCCACCAATTCATTAACCGGAGGTGATTTTTTCCAGTGCGACTTGAGCGCCTCTAAACGGCTGAGCGTCATGCGCTGATCGATTGCGTCCCAGTCCCATCCTGTGCGATCAATAATCAACGCGTAGAGAGCGTCCCATTCATTAATTGAATCACTGGTAAATGATTCGTCGTCGATGACGTTTGATTTTTTTTGCGTCAATCCGCAAATGGCAGGGACTTCAAGAATGAATTGCTCGACTTCTTCAACAGTTGGACGATTCCACGGCCAGCGTAAAAGTAATGCGTTTTTTCTACCCAGCAATTCTATAAAAAGAAGGTTCAGATTCCTGGTAAATTCAGTATCCGAACCTTGATAGGACAGGGAATTAAATAGAGAAATAATGCGCTTAAGGCGGCAAAAACAAGGCTCGACAATAGAATAGGTTTTACCGCTAAGTTTGATTTTACCGCCTGACATCTGGGTTTATTCTGCGAGCGACTGCTTATAAACAATATGCGTATTTTCGTTGGCCAATGCCTTGCCCGTATATTTAATCGCCAAAAAGTCATCTACCTTGAATGGTAGAGATTGGCTTTCCAGCACAAAGCGCGGGATATTGGTCAGAAGGCTGTTGCCTTGATACTTAGCGCTTGAAAGTATCAAATGATATTCTGGCGTAGCACCCATATCGCGGTTATTCAGCACAAATGAAGCGCCGGTAGCGACAGTATACAAAAACCGCTGCACAACTGGTTTGCCGGTATCTGCGGCCGCATAGGTATAGACGCCGGTGGATTCATTGACTGAATATTGCCCGGTTGTCGGGGATGACGCCACTCTCACCAGATCGGTAAATGCATCAGCTCCGCCAGTGTCGCCAAAGCGAACCCCCAGATTTTTAGCATACGTGCCGGATGACGGGACAGTAGGCGTTACTTCAAAAGGCGTTGCTGGAACAGTTGATGAAACCTCAGCAATATCTTCACGGCCGGCTTCTACTGTTTCACCAGTCAAAATTGACAATGTAAGCGCGGTCGCTTTTTTGTGCGTAAAACTTACCTCAACAGATGCACTGCCACTAGCCGCAGCAAAACTGAACTCACGCTGGCCCTGGTGCATTTTTAGTTCTTTTTTTGGATCGATACTATAGTCAATTAAATCCTCCATGTTGATTGGCGTAGGGACGGCAATCGCATCACCTGCAGCATCATAGGTAGGAATTAAAATGCTTCGGCCAGCGCCGAAAACTGTACGTGTAACCATTACTCAGCCTCTTTTTTCATGAATGGCTTTTCAGCCGGTTTAGTGATTTGTTCAGGTTGAGCCTCTGGCGGCGCAACCGTAAACCCTTTCTGCCAGATTGCTGTACTGATTAATTTATCGGGTACGTCAATTTGGCCGTTTTTGTCAGGGGTAAACAATTGCCCCTTGATTTCTACATTGCCGGCATGTCCGGAAGGAATCTTTAGTTTCATTTCTCTGTCTCGTTTTGTTAATCAGGCTATTTGTTTGCCGGATTGAAGATCAGCCAATTTAAGCCCGCCGGTATATTGGCAATGCGCCAATTCTTTAAAATGGACCCAATCCCCCGCCCATTCAAGACCAAGCTGCTTGGCAATATCTCCGCATTTTCTAAATGTCATCGTGTTGGTCCAATCCGCTTTGCCGTTAACTATCGGCACAAAATCAAAGGCGCATCGGTAATTATGAAATGATTGACCACCCTTAGCATTGGTGACTCTTGGCCCGGCCTTAGTACGGCCTTGTGCATAGATGGCGTTTTGCGACTCATTGTCGCGGTAGGTGCTAGTAATCAGAATATCAATATCCTGTTTACGACATTCGGCAATAAATTCACGGCACATGCGCTCTACTACCGGATGTAAATCCTCTAGTTTTCTGCTGTTAATCAAGAAATAGCCTCCAGCATGGTAAAAATAATTGTCCTGGCCGTTCGCGTGACGTCGCGAATTGGCGGAGGCTGCTGCGCTGAAAGTTCTAACGGCATGGTGTAGCCATCCGGTATCCATTGCGGGTTAAATGGATCTGTATCGTCGTACAGCAATGCATTGATGCTGTCGGTAATTAATGTATTTGATGTAGCATGGCTGTTTGCACCGTTTTCTACCAAAACCATAATGAAATAATCACCAGTTTTAGCATATTCGTTGCTCCATTTTGACGACTCGTTTAACAAGCTACCGGCATCACCGATCAAACAAGCAGGCAATAAATCAGCCTCAATATCTCCACCAATGACCACATTTTCAAATGCGTCTATCGTGGTAAAAGCGACAGCCTTTTCAATCAGTCTATTTTTAATCAGACTGATTCCGGGCATGAATGTGGTAATCATATTATTCGGGTAGGCTTAGTGTTTTTAGAAACGTTTCTACATAATGATCAGCCGACAAATTGCCGATAATTTCCGCGTTGGGTTGACCAGGAATAAGAACAG